GTTGGCAGTTCTAATACACATGGGCTGGTACATTTCTTAATCCAATCTATTGCAGCATCATGCGCTTTAAATTGGTAGTGGCGGAGTTTCATGTCAAGCGCCAATAACTGCTAGGAGGTGATTGGTATTTAGTAAGGTCAGCATCAGGCAATAACTCTTTTATGGCCTTAGCGTAGGATATAGCACCTTCACGGTGTACTTGTGTTAGCTTGTGTCCAGCAATCTCACTATCTTTACCGCCAGCAAGGGTAACAATCTCAGCAAGAATATCTTTGCGTGTTGCCTCCAGTTTCTTAATTTCTTCTGTTGCTGCAAGATACAGTTCCAGCATAGCTTCACATTGCAACTGTTGGCGTTTATCTTCAAGATACTTTAAGCAGGCTGGTGCTTCACGTTCCACAAGATACTTATCATAAAATGCTTTTAGCTCTGGCAGGAACTTATCAATTGCTAGTGGGTTGGCCCATACTGTTTCTAACATCTCACCATGCGCAGACCATTGGTAAAAATGACACCATTCCCTGCCAGTTACCAGCAACTGGATTTGTATTTGCATCCAGTAATGCGTTTGGTAGTCTATGCTTTTAAATTCTGGTGGGTTTTTATCACGCTGACCATACGGGCATTTAACTTCCAATAATCCATCATCATTAATCAAGCCATCTGGTGATGCTCCAAGCCATTCTTCATAAAGACTAAACCCAGTTGGTATAACTACATTATCAGTTTTTTGCACATAATCCATTATTGCTAATGGCTCATGATAAGTACCATAATTAGTAGCTACATTTCCTTTAAACTCAGATGGATAATCATGATATTGACGCACCATATTACGCATAACATCTTCGGGCTTCATGAATGGTGACTTACCTAGTATTGCACCAACACTTGAGCCAGTTACACGGTTTTTCCTAGCAGTAAACCATTCTTTTGTACGTTGTTCCATTATTATTGCTCCTTATTTTTATTAAAAATAGAACGCAATACCTCATCATTTTTCCATTTTTCAGTGTTAAGAAGCAAACTAGCAATATATTGAATATCTTTTTCAACTGAAGAAACTGGTTTTTCTCTTTGTCTTCCAATTTGTAAACCAGTTACTTCCTTGATACGTTGAATATTTGCCACAGTAACATCATAACCAAATATGTCAGTCATAGTATTTGCTATAATTTTATACTCACTATTTGTGTATAACTCTATATTTGCTTCAATGTTTTTTGAAATTTCCCAAACTTGTTTCTGGGTTAATCTGTTTAACGTAGTCATTTTATTTACCTTATATTTATAGTTAAGTTATGCACATCCTTGTGCATGGAGTTATTTACCAGGGGATTGAATCAATATCAACTACACTTGGTTCTGCTGACTTTTCTTCTTTAACTGTTGTAGCACCTTTTCTTGGAGCTACTTTAGCAACCCAATTGCCAGTCCTTCCTTCTAAATCCCATACCATAATTTTAATTAACATTAATTTTTCTAATATAGCTTTAGCCATTGCCGTATCGTTTGGAGATTCATCAGACTGTGCTAACTTACCGCCACAATTTGCATCAATAGCCATTAACATTTCTTTAGCTTTGTCTGCTTTTTTGGCATTAATATCATTGACGCGCAATTTTTGAAAGATTTTTCGGCCTTTATAGATAGCTGGTTCTGCTATTACCCAACGTAGGCTGATGTATTCATCACCTTGATATTCTGCCCATCCAGCTTCATCAATTAATGCTAGGCAAGTTGTGTTATCAGGAATGTTCTCAATAGTACCGCCAGAAGAAAATTCACCAGTTGTAGTAATTGCTTTGTTATCGCTTGTAGTCCAAAAATTTGCCATTGTTGTTAAGCTCCTATGCTTGGAATTAAATTAATTAAAGGGTTTGTTCCGTTTACAACTAATAAATCATCGCTAATTCCATAGCGGTTCTTACTAACATTTGCAGCGGAGGCGTATGTTACCAGTATTCGTGTGCCATCGCTTATTGCTTTTTTACGATCCCCATCACCAAAGGTATGAGTTTCTAATTTTAAGTAACCAACCAAATCAACATTATCTGTATAATGCGAAACGCTCTTTTTCTGCATACGAATGTTGTAGCGTGTGTATGGGTCTTGGTCTGGAAGTTCTATTGTTTCTGTTTCGCTATGCGCTATAAAAACAATGTTCATTCCTTTGGTTTCATTTAAGATACCAGCGGCCTTACGAACCCTTCCATGATAAGAACTTAATGCCTGAAAACCAGCTCCATAACCACCTAATGCTTGTGCTATGGTGCGTGGTTTTTTTGGATCAGTATCGACAATGTGATTTGTAAATAAATTATCAAGTTGAGTAATGCTATCAATAACCAATGTTTTATAATCATGTTCATCTTTTATAAGAGCTGTTAATTGCTCCCATAATTGCTCAACAGTATTAAGTATTGGAAAAGCATCAGGTCTTGATGATGCAGGTATTGCTTGCAAGCCATCTTCAGCACGAATGAAGATAGGTTTAGGAAAGGTGGCGGCTAAACTGGTTTTACCCAATCCTGCATCACCTGTTAATGTGCAAATAATCGGACGATCATTTGGCTTTGCTATAGAGCTTAATATGCTCATCTTTACTACTCCTTCATTGAGGGTTAAAAATCTTTTTCTTTATTCCGTTGCATATATTACCGATTTAAATTAGAATTGCAACACCTTAATAAAAATAAATAGGAAATAAAAATGCTGACAATTGAGCAAATACAAAACAAGTTAGTTTTCATGAACTTAAAAGCCGTCAGTAATGCTACTGACATTGGTTATAATTTATTGTGGAAAATTGCTAACAATAAAATGATAAACATTCCACATTTAGCTGTTGTTACTCTTAGTAAGTTTCTGGAGGACTTTTAGTGTTACCTGAGTTGTGTGATGCAATTAGGGCAGTTGGTTATGAGCCACCATCTAATATAGCAATAGGTAAAGTCACCAGGTTTTCAACCAATGGCAGGCGTAATGATCGTTCTGGTTGGGTGCATGTGTTTGACGATGCAAAAGGAGCTGTGTTTGGCTGTTGGCGTAGTGGTGAACAACACCAATGGTTTGAAAAACGTGATTACGTTCCCGACATACACGAACAAGAAGCTATGCGTCAGCAGTTTGAGGAAGCCAAGCGTAAAGCAGTTGCTGAACGTGACCAGGCTTATGCTGTAGCCGCAAAAGAAGCACAGGTATTATTTGATAATGCAGTTTCAGTTGTAAGTCATGACTATCTTACTAATAAGGGCATCAAGCCAAATATGGCTCGTATGTTTGGTGGTAAGTTGCTTATACCTGTCTATGGTGCAGATGGTATTTTACAATCAGTACAAGCTATTTTTAGCGATGGCGCTAAACGATTTCATTCTGGTGGCAAAATGGCAGGCGGTCATTGTTGGATTGGCGACCCTTCTGTTGGTGAAACTTTATTAATAGCAGAGGGTTTTGCCACAGCAGACAGCCTTAACGAGGCAACAGGCTATGCAGTTTGTATTGCTTTTAGTGCTGGTAATCTTAAATCCATTACACAAATGATTGCAAGCCAATACATTGGCAAGAAGATCGTCATCTGTGCAGACAATGACAGCTCTGGTGTTGGCATGAGTAAAGCAAAAGAATGTGGTGTTGATATTGTATTGCCCACCATTAATGGTGACTTTAACGACATGATGTCAGAATTAGGCATTGATGCAGTTAGGGAAACCATTTTTGGTAAAGTAAAACCAGAAGAATTGTTTGTTGCCATTGAAGATATGATGGCAAGCATTAGCAAACCTGACTGGTTAATTAAAGGCATACTTGAGCGTGGCTCAATGAATCTTCTTTTTGGGGAGTCTGGTGCTGGTAAAAGTTTATTTGCGATGGACTGGGCGTTTTGTGCCGCTAATGGAGAAAACTGGCATGGTCATAAGGTAAAAGAAGAACTAAAAACATTGTATATATTAGGTGAGGGTTTTCGTGGTGCTTCTATGCGGTTTAAAGCCTTATCGCAAAAGTATAGCTTAACACCAAAAAATATACGGTTAAGCAGAAGATCAATCAACTTACTTGATAATCGGGAAGCTGATGAAATTATAAAAATAGTCACCGAGTTAGATTTTATACCTGACATTATTATTATTGATACACTACATCGGAACATGGTGGGTGATGAAAACTCTAGCGAGGATATGGCTATGTATTTTAAATCAATAGAATTACTTGCTAGGCGTTTAAATTCAGCCATTGTTACTGTTCACCATAGTGGTCATGGGGATAAAAGTAGAAGCAGAGGATCATCATCAATTAAAGCTGCAATGGACGCAGAGTTTTGTGTCACCAAGAATGGTGATGGAATTACATTCTCTTGCACCAAGTCTAAAGATTTTGGTTTTGGTACGGACATGAGTTTTGTTATTAAAGAAGTAGAGTTAGACGGTGAAGTTTTTTATGATGAAGATGATGATAAACAAATAACCAGTGTTTATTTAGAGTATATGGGTGTGGCAAAAGACGAAAGTAAGTTGCCAGCTTATGAAGAATACGTTTTAAGTGGGTTGATAAAAGCACTAGAAACTACTCAAAAACTGGGTGGGTTACGCACTATTTTAGCACCCACCGAGTTTGTGGTGACTTTGGAAGAGTGGCGACCACATGCTTATGATTTTATTAAAGCTAAAAAGAAAGATATTGACTTTAAAAAAGGCTGGCAATCCCTTGTTAATAAAGGAATTGTTGCTACAGATAGTGGGCTGTATTGGAAGGTTTAATGTTGAGTGGGTTGGGTGGGTTTTATATAAAATAGTACCCACCCACCCGATCAATAGTTAGGGTGGGTTGGGTGTGTTGTTCTTTAGAACACACACTCTACCCACCGATGATTAAAACTTAGGAAATAACTTACTTAATAAAAACAAAAAAAAGGATTTAGGTTTATGATAAAAAGACACGTGACAAAACTGTGGTTATTGCCTTTTGTGTTATTAGTTTATGTGGGAATTTTTGTGGTTGGTTTTTTTAGGATGATGTTTAGATGAGTGATGAAGAGTATTTTTATGACATGTGCGATAAGATGAATAAAATGCCAACAGAAGCGCAGTTAGATGAGTTTTTAAGAGAATTAAAGCATACCATTAGGGTAAAAGCATTTGTCATCGCTATGAGGCTGTAATGAATATTAAATACAATTGTTATTATAAAGATGTGCGGCATCTTGACGGCATTGACGTTTATAGGGTGTTGGAATTGTTTAATGTAACAGACCCTTGTTTGCAACATGCAATTAAAAAGTTATTATGCGCAGGTAAAAGAGGTGCAAAAGATGAAGAGCGAGATGTGGAAGAAGCAATAGATACATTGGGGCGTTGGCAGGATATGAAGGTGGAGGAAGAATTGCGTGAAGATGAGTAAATGCAAACATACACATTGGTTAATGTTGTATTCAATGAAACAAAAATGGTGTTATAGTAAAAACTGTAACGAGAAGCGGTATATTGAGAATGATATGCCTGTTCATACTAGATAAATAATTTATGATAATAATAAATAGAAAAATAACAGAATTAATACCTTACGTTAATAATGCTCGAACGCATAGTGATGAACAGGTATTGCAAATATGCTCAAGCATAAAAGAGTTTGGGTTTACTAATCCGGTATTGATTGATGGTGAAAACGGTATTATTGCTGGTCATGGTCGTTTGATGGCAGCTAAGAAGTTAGGCATGGAAGAAGTGCCAACTATTGAGTTAAGTCATTTATCAGAGGCACAGCGTAAAGCCTACATATTGGCTGACAATAAATTGGCTTTAAATAGCGGTTGGGACAATGAACTATTGGCTATTGAGTTTGCAGAGCTTGGTGCGCTTGGTTTTGATTTAAAGCTGACAGGTTTTACATTAGATGAGATTGATGCTTTAACTCCTGAAGAAATACCACCAGGCTTGACGGATGAAGATAGCGTTCCAGAGTTACCAGAAGAACCTGTTACTAAGTTAAGTGATGTGTGGTTATGTGGTAATCATAGGGTAATGTGTGGCGATAGTACCAGTGTTGATGCAGTTCAAAAATTAATGGGGGGGGGCTTAGCTGATATGGTTTGGACTGACCCACCTTATAATGTCGCCATTGAAGGAATAGCTGGGAAAATAATGAACGACGATATGGATAATGAGTCGTTCAAAAACTTTCTATCTGATGTTTATGCTTGTTATTTTATGACGCTAAAAGCAGGCGGTGTTATTTATGTCGCTCATGCTGATTCAGAACGCGCTAACTTTACGCAATGCTACAAAGAATCTGGTCTTAAATTAAGCCAAGTGCTTATATGGGTCAAGCAGTCGGGGACTCTTAGTCGTCAAGATTTTAACTGGCAACATGAGCCTATTCTTTATGGATGGAAGGAAGGTGCTGCCCATTACTTCTGTGGGGATTTTACTAGAACAACAATTATAGATGATGATATCGACTTAAAGAAGATGACAAAGCCACAGCTTCATGAGCTTGTTAATAGCTATCGAACAGAGCAAAAAACAACGGCTTTACGAGAAAATAGACCATCAAGGTCAGAACTTCATCCAACCATGAAGCCTGTTAATTTAGTGCAACGAATGATTGAGTGGAGTAGCGTACAAAAAGATGTTGTTCTTGATTTGTTTGGTGGTAGCGGTAGCACATTAATGGCATGTGTTAATGCTGGAAGATACGCAAGACTAATGGAACTCGACCCTAAATACTGCGACGTGATCGTCAAACGCTGGCAAGACTTCACTGGACAACAAGCCACACTTGAATCAACAGGTGAATACTTCGGAGTTATAAATGACACAGCCACATAATCCTACTGATGAAACACGCAAGTTAGCAAGAACTCTTTCTGCTGTAGGCATTACGCATGAAGATATAGCAAGCAAGATAGAAATTAGTTCTGATACATTAGTTAAATATTATAAAAAAGAATTAGCAGACGGTCGTATTGATGCAAACGCACAAATAGGCAAAGGCTTATTTGAACAGGCAAAAAACGGCAATACTGCTGCTTCTATATTTTGGCTAAAGACTAGAGCTGGCTGGAAAGAAACTCAAAAACTTGAAATGACAGGAGAAGATGGAAGTCCAATAGTCCACAGAATAGAGGTTTCGTTTGGCGACGATTAAGGCTAAGTTTCCTCCTATTTTAAAGGAAATATTTAAGCCAAAAAGATACAAGGTTATTTACGGAGGACGTGGTTGTGTTCACGGAGATACATTAATTGATACACCTGACGGTCAAATTGCAATAAAAGATTTTAAAGGTGGAGCAATTTATTGTTATAGCTCAGATGGAGTTGTAATAGGTTATGGTGGAAAGCCAGTAATTTATGATCCTGAAGATTTGTACACAATAACGCTGTCAAATGGCGACAGCGTAACATGTACTGCTAAACATAAATTTCTTACTACTAAAGGCTGGGCTGAAAGTTCTTCCCTCTACGTTGGTTCGACAATATTACAGCATCACGAATATTTTTCCTCCCTTGAGGAGAAATGTTGTGAGTCTTACCAGTCAATGTGCAACGCAGATGCTCACCGTTGGACGAGAATACTTCTAGGTTATCTATATGGTTATTTAGTGGATTTTCATCAATATGATGCACAACTTCTTTTGGATCAAGATACCTACCAAGATGTTCTTCAACAACTAATCTATGCACAGCAACATAACAGCCATGCTTTGATCCGTAAGGATGGTTTGGAGTTCGGGAATGTAAATATCCATTCACATTTTTTACACCACCTTTCCATCCTGCCCGATCTTCTCTCAAAGGAGGAGCAAAATTATGTAGAGATGGAAAGTTGTAACGCCTATAAATCTTTTGAACTGTTTTTGGAGTTACAGAAAGTTGTTCAGCAATTTCATGAGAATAAAAACCTTGAGAAGCTAATTCAAAACATTGCGTCACAAGTTCTTTTTTTCTGCAGCCAGTTAAATCAAGATGAAAGTCTGAAAACAATTTCTGACATTCTTCAGCTCTGTGTTGAAGATAAGACATATAGCGACTCCATTAATGAAAAGAATGTTAATTATACTATGGAGGTTGAGGTTGTAAAGGTAGAATTTCATTCTAACGATGTGTTTTACGATCTATTTGTTCCTGTATTTAATAACTACATGACAAATGGTATTATTAATCATAATTCAGGTAAGTCTTGGAGTTGTGCAAG